ACGGTTTCGGTGCTACGTAAGTACTTGCTGACATCGCACGTTTTTTACGCTTCTGTTCAGCTTCAAAACCCCATTTTTTCTGTAATTCTTTCCAATCTTCGTCCAATTGTCTTCCCTTTTGTGCTTCTTCGGAATTTCTAAATTTCTGTTTGCCTTTACGCTTGCCTGTAGTGGATAACCACGGGCCTTCTAAATGCATAGTCAAAATATATCTCCTGAAGTATTAAAAATCGTATTTTATTACAAATTTTGGTTAATGTCAATCTTCAGCGAAATTTCTGCACACTTTATATAGCAGAGATTCATGGTCGAGGTTTTGAAATTCTTCGCCTAATTCGTATATGTCATTTGAAAATTCTTGTTCATCAAAACCAAGCATTTCAAAAACTTCTACTTTGGATAATTGTTCGCCTCGCATATAACTGACCCAAACTAGGGTCATTGTGTAGCAGATTAAAAGTTGAGCATCATTATATATACCATGAGCTTCACACCAACTTTCTGTTTGTTTAAGATAATATTCAAAGTCTTCTAATCTATGGCGAATTTGGAATAACCAATCTTTGGTATCTTCTCTTTTCCACATAATCAGACTCTAAATGATTCACCACACCCGCATCGGTCCTTTTCTTTGCCGTTAACAAAATCAAAACCTTCATTAAGGCCTTGACGTTTCCAATCCATAGTCATACCATCGATATATGGTAAGTCTCGGCCGTTGACCCAAATTTTTATTCCATTGCTATCGTATGTCATATAATCACGTGTTACCGGAGGATTATCAACATACTCTAATTTATAGGCGAGGCCTGAACAACCGGTGGTTCTCACACCAATCATTATGCCAAGGCCTCGACCTCTTTTAGATAGTTGTTGCTGTACCTTCTTCGCTGCTATTTCTGTTAGCTGTATCATTTTTTGATTTATAATCTGCTAATGCTGCTTTAATTGCATCTTCCGCCAATATGGAACAGTGGATTTTGACAGGAGGTAACGCGAGTTCTTCCGCAATGTGGGTATTCTTAATCGAATTCGCCTCATCCAGACTCTTTCCCTTAAGCCACGTAGTGACAAGCGACGAAGATGCGATCGCCGAACCGCAACCATATGTCTTAAATTTCGCATCAGTAATGATTCCTTCTTCCACTTGTATCTGTAGTTGTAGGACATCTCCACAAGCCGGCGCTCCAACTAATCCTGTTCCTACATTAGGATCATTTTTGTCAAGCTTTCCAACATTACGTGGATTTTCGTAGTGATCTAGAACTTGACCAGAATATGCCATTACTTATTTTTCCTTCTTGTAGCTTTTGCTCTAGATGCTGCTTTAGTTTTTGCTGCTCTTTGTCTAACTAGTCTACCCATTTTAGTATCCTCCTATAAATTATTTAGTTTTGGATTCTTTGCGTTCGTTCTTGACCGCAGTTACATCATTGCGCACTTCTTTGCAAAATTTTGTTAGATCTTGTAATCCTTTACGTACTCTAGTGCCTGCGCTGCTAACACCCTTATCATAAAACTTTTCAAAATCAGTTTCCATTGATTCTACTAATGCTACTAGTTCTTGATACTTACTCATTATAATCTCCTTCAGTAATAATGTTATAAATTTGTTTCCAATTTTTTACAATCGGATAAGGACATGAATGATTCATATTATGCCCATGTTCGACTAAAATACTTCTTAGTCCTAGATTATGTCCTAAATCGGCATTGGCAGATTTGTCCTCTATCCAAAATAGTCCAGAATTTTTATATTGCTCTAATGCTTCGTCTTTATCTGCGCCTGTATCCAAAAATACAAATTTCTCAAAAGCTGAAGATCCGAACATTTTCTTTACGTTCATTTCTCTTAGTCTTTGAGCATTTTTATCTTTGCTAAGACTAGTTATGCAGTGAAACTTAAATCCGTGTTCTTCGTGAAGCCTTTTAACATAATATGCAGAATCTCTTAAACTAGGTAAAAAACCAATCGCTGCACTTTCATTAAAAATTCTAATTAATTTTTTGGCTTCATGCCAACTTAGATCTTCAAAATGATCGTGCAGATAATAACTAATTTTTCCTTCTGGTTTTAACACATATCCACGTTCTTGCATCCAAACATGAAATGCCCATTCCCAATCTAGAATAACTCCGTCGCAGTCAGTAAGTATGATTTTTTCCATGCTTACATTATACACATTATTATTAATTTGTCAACCACCTGCAAAGACATTTGGCGATCCGGCTGCTACTGCTGTGCAACCAGACAACCCATCTCCGACTCTACCGCATCCTTTATTATTCACTTTGACTGTACTACTACCTGCTGCGATTGGTGCAGCATGAGCTGGACAAGGACTACCGGGCAATAAATGAACTGTGTTCACATCGCCTTGTCTACTAACTGGTTTGTTATTTACAAATACATTACCAGAACCTACTGCTCTTACCATTCCAGAGCAGTGTGCTACATCTGCATCACCTATTCTTGTAACTGCCGGCATATTAGCTTCCTTTATAACTGTAATTAGCCATAAATTGTCTCATGGCTTCCAAAGGATTAAGAACTTCTTGAGTAACAGTCAACGTTGAACTACCATTTACTATTATAGTATAAGTTCTTATTTGAGACTTTCTTCGATCTTGTGATAATTCAAATAAATTTTTATTAGGTGGAACATTGCCTCTACTAACCACAGTAGTTGGAGTAGTGGTTAAATCGCTTTCTCCTGGTTCTGTATACTTAAAGATATCTGTAAAAGTGAATTGGTGTTTACCACTTATAGTTACTGTAGATGATCCACTTGTTACAGTAATTCCAGGTTCTAATGGGCTACCTGACAAAGACCCTGATACAGAAGAAATAGTTTCGAACATATCAGGTTCTACGTTTATTGTAGCAGTAAACAATTCTCCTATTACAACAGGAGAAAGATTAGAAGGATTAGCTGATGCCATGTTTTTTGTTTTCTTTCGCCACAAGCATTTGTAATCTACTATGCCACTGTTCTATTTCTTCGTGTTGCTCGTGTGTATGGGGACCGTCTGGTATTTCAGGAACAAATTCTATTATATGATCAAAGTCGTCTGGAATTGATTCCCAAGTACTAAAGGTTTTCAATTCTCCTTCGATTAAGAAAACAAACTTGTGCATTTAGGTTATAATACTTCCTTTTGTTACAGGTTGTATTCCTGTAGTTTGATAAACATATTGATTAGCGATTTCTTTATCCGATACTGCCGTCATAATTACAAGATTTTTATTAAATGATAATACAGTATCAGGATCTACGGTCATTACATATGGAGCCATTCCAATTCCTTTTTGACTCATCGCCAGCATTAACGCTTTTTCTACTGTAATGGAAGTTAAGTCCTCTGATAAAAACTTAGCAATAATTTCTTCTCCTGAAGATAGTTTAAGAGTAATAACATCTCCTTCAGAATATTTTGATTTTTCAAATAACATTTTAACCTTTCAAGTATTGTTTTAATTCTGTAAATCCACCAACAAGTTTATCATCTAAAAATATCTGCGGAACGGTACGTGCGTTTGGTACTGCTTCTAATAAATCTTCTTTGGTAAACCCGTCTCCGATTTTCTTTTCTACAAATTCAATGCCTTTAGCTGTGAGCAAAGCTTTGGCTTGATCACAAAATGGACAATGATACTTTGACCACACTACTGCTTTCATAAACTTGGTAACTCCTCGTAATCTATAGCGTCTGACATAACACCTATAACATAATTAGTCGACTCATTCTCTTGTAAGGCAGTTTGTTTCTTACTAGTATCGCTATGTTTATTGAACCACGGAATTGGTGTGGTCTTAGGTGCCGGTTTTTGATATTTAATACCAACTTCTTTTAGAGCATTGGCTGCTGTATAGTCTACAAAATCTTTTAAGATATTTGCATTAAGACCAATGACAGGCCCTTTCTTAAACAAGTAATCTGCCCATGCTTTTTCTTCTCGAATAACGTCTTCATACATGGCATAAACTTCTGCTTCACATTCAATTTTGGCACGAGCAAATCTTTCATCTTCTTTGACTACTGTGTTAATCAGCATAGCAGTCCATTCTTTATGTAATAGTTCGTCTTGTAAAATAAGACTGATAATATTTCCATTACCAATAAAAATTTTGTTCTCTACCATTGCTAAACTTGTAGCAAAGCTAACCATAAAACGGAATGCTTCAAGTGCATAGCTAGCATTTAATGCTAACCAAATAGCTTTCACATGTTCTATTTCTGTTACATTTTCAGTTAACTCTTTACGACAATTTAATCTGTGAAGTAAATCGTAGTACTTGCCTACACTACTGGCCATATCAACGATTTCTTGTGTGTCATGAATACTATTAAACACTTCTTTAGGAACGTTATAGATATTACGAATAATATGGCTGTAACTACGACTATGAATATTAGTTTCAAAAAAACTCCAGTTATACATTAGTGCTTCTAATTCAGGTAAACTAACACATGGAGTGAATACCTGTGCGGGGCCTCGACCCTGTAAACTATCTAATGCAGTTTGTCTTAATAAGTTACTGGTAAAAATATGTTTTACCGCATCACTAGCATCTTTAAAATCACCTGCGTCTTTAGTCAAACTAATTTCTTCTGGTACCCAAAAGAACCCTCTTGCAGTTTGTTCTATTTTTTGTATCTTAGGATACTTTACTTCTTCAAATCGTTGAATAGTTACAGGTCCTTCCGGATCTAGAAACATTTTACGATGTAAGTAATCTGTCTTTGTGTTTAAATTATATTGCGCTTTGCTCATTGATATGATCCCAATTAATAATTTTCCATTGATTCTCTAAATATTTTTTCTTATCGTGCTGATAATCTAACGCCCAGGCATGCTCCCACCAGTCAATTAGCAACACAATGTCTTTTTTAATTTCGTGATTCTTAATAATTTTTATTTTACCATCTTTAGCTAGATAAACCCATCCACTACCTTGAATGCTCATTGCTTCTTTTGCAAATGCTTCTTTAAATTTGTCAAAACTTTTATAATGTTTTTCAATAAAAGTTAAAATATTTCCTGTAGGTTTATTAGATCCTCCTGGAGATTGATATTGCTGAAATAATATATTATGCAGAAAAACTCCAGCTTCATTAAATGCCGGATCTCCTTCGTTGTTATTATAACGCTCAGCATAGGTCTTAGCTAATTTGCCATAGTGGTAATTAATAGTTTCCTCTGAAATAGCAGGAGCCAACTCGTTTGCGTCGTAAGGTAATTTTTTAATTTCTAGTTTTGTTGGTCGACCCTCATTGAGTACATTCCTTATAAAACTGTATGTCATAGTTTACAAGCCTCGCAATCTGCATCGTCGAGTAACTCTATATTCATTTCATGGAAACCGTTCATCTTTGGTTCTCCAAGATCTTCTTGCATTTTAGATCCAGTTTTATTAATCAAACTATAGTAGAAAGTTTTAATTCCCCATTTGTGTGCTTGCATTAGATTTTTAGCAATCAATGTAGTAGGAACTTTTCGATCTGCATAGTGTGCAGGATTATAGAAAGTATTTGTGCTAATACTTTGATCCACGTAAGCTGCCAATACTGCTGCTGTTTTAATATAACCAGAACAATCAGTTTGATCCCACATTAATTGATATTTGTTTTTTAATCTGTGATACTCAGGAACTACCTGTGTAAATGAACCTGCTTTACTTTCTTTAACACTGATTAAGCTCATAGGCATCTCGATACCGTTCGTGCTGTTTATAACAACACTGCTACTTTCGACTGGAGCAATAGCCATTAGTGTAGCATTACGAACACCGTGCTGTTTCATCTCAGCACGGAGAGGTTCCCAATCTAGTTCAGGAGTAAAGTTAGTTAATTCATTTACGCCTTCTGCACGTAGTTCCCAAGGAAAAATACCTTGACCATATCTTGTTCTATCACTATCTTTACACTTGCCACGTTCTTTAGCTAATTCTACAGTGGCTTCGGTTAAGTAGTAAGCTTGATGCTCGATCCAGGATTTAACCTCTCCCAGCGCATCGGCTTCTCCATATTTAAGACCACGTTTAGCATGCCAATAAGCAAGATTAGTAACACCAATACCCAAAGGTTGAATTTCGTCATTGCTCAGTTTACTCTGAATTGATAAGAAATCTTGATAGTCCAGTATATTACATAGACTGCGTTGTAAAATGCGACAAGCACGGCGCATATCTTCTGGATTGCGGAAAGCTCCCCAGTTGATAGATCCCAAGGTACATAATGCAATTCTTCCTTCTTCATCATCTAATCTCTTAAATGCCTTAGTAGGCAGTAAAATTTCACAGCATAGATTACTTTGATAAATTGTATGCCATTCTGGATCGAATGGTCCTTGGTTCATCACATTATCGATAAACACAAGATAGATACGTCCCGTGTCTGTGCGTTCTTTTAAAATTCCACTCTTAAAAACTTCTTCTGCTGAGATAGTTTTCTTGCGCAACTTAGAATCCTTCTCGTATTTGGTGTATAGATCCTCAAACCGTTTCGAGTCTCTATAGAAAGCTTCATAAAGATCTGGTACTTCATTGGGATCAAAGAAAGTAATGGATCCTTTATCCTTAAACCTTCTCCAGAAGAAAGCACTGAGCACCACGCCGTAGTCCATGTGTCGTACCCTAGTTTCTTCCGTACCTTGATTATTTTTAAGCACAATAAGATCATCAAACTGATGATGCCAAATTGGATAAAAAACAGTAGCACTAGCATTTCTAATTCCACCTTGTGAACAACTACGCAAGTCAGCGAACCATTTCTTTAAGAATGGAATCATGCCAGTGTGCATGATTTCTCCGCCGCGGATAGGACTGCCCAGTGGGCGTAGTCTGCCAATCTCTAAACCTATGCCAGCACGTTTGCTAGCATATTTGGCCATCATCTCGCCACTAGCGAATATACTGTCCAAATCATCATCAGACCTAATAAGGACGCAACTAGAAAATTGTTTAGTCGGAGTGCCAAGACCTGCAAGCACAGGAGTAGCAAGAGTAAAAAGCCCATCACTAGCAGCATTGTAATATTCCTTTATGTAACGCATACGAGCACTTTGAGGCTCTTCTTTATGAAATACGGTAGCTGCTGCAACCATATATCTAACTTGTGGTGTTTCGTAAATTTCTTTTGTACTTCGATTTTTAACTAGATATTTTTCAATTAATTGTTCAATAGCAGCGTAACTATACTGCTCATCTTTTGAATGATCGATCATGTCATTCATTTTATTCCAATCTTCTTCGGTATACCATTCTAGAAGATCTTTTGTATATAAACCTGTAGCTATATTTCTTTTTACAATTTCATACAAATTAGGAGGAGTATATGAACCATATACATCCTTGCGTAACATACTCAAACGTTGTTTGCCGGCCACGTATTGATAATTTGTATGTCCTAAATCTGGATTACTTTCTATATCAATTAAATCTACGATAGCACGTAATGTTATTTCGTCAATTTCTTTTGTAGTAATGCCGTCGTAAAAATGTGGTTGACTTTTAATTTCAATCATTGACTGACTAACATCTGCTATTCCGCTACATACTTTTGCAATTTGTGTTTGCCACTTCTCAATCATTAGTGGCTCTTTTTTTCCCGAACGTTTAGTGACAATAATATTAGACATAATTTTTTATTTTTTGAATGGATAAACTTTTGAAAACTTATTTAGTGAATAGGGTCCATCACGTATAACTTTTTTGTTTTCAATGACTTAGGCAACTGATTGATACTGCACCAACCATCGGCCGAGTATCCATATACTTTATCATCTATAATTAACAAATAATATACAGTTTTATTAGAAATGTCAAATGCTATATGTATCTTTGGCTGATAATTTTTAAAACGCTCGGTTAATTGTAAGGTATAACAAATGGCTAAAATAAAATTGAATGGACAATAGATATTTTCTACAACCAATTCCCAAGGAGATGGCCAACTAGATTTGTTATATGGATCAGTATAAATTTTGGTAGTCGGTTTACTAGAAAAGAAATCAACAACTTCATTAAAAGGATCTTTAGATGTTTCTAAAGATTCTCTTAATCTAATCCAAGGTATTAAAATATTTTTTTCTATACAGGTTTGCTTCATGCAGTCAACACACGATAAGTATATGTCATTGTAGATACATTACCTGCATTGAGATTATAATAATTAATTTTTAAATCATTAAGAACAATTGATGCTGAGAATCCGATGAAATCTGGATTTCCTGATCCAGTATATTCGTATTCGTCTACTAATTGTACATTGCCATTATCAAAATCAGCAGCAATATGTATTTTACCTTTTCTGAATTCTGTAATGTTATCAGAAGTTAACACATAATCAATTTCAAATCCGGCTGCTGAATTTATCGGAAGTCTAAACAATAACGCTGGTGTAAATGCTGTAGCCAGTAAAGCAGTATTAGTGTCAAATTTAGGGTAATATGCAATGCCCTCTACTTCTGGTAAGTATGTTTCTCCAAGATTCGTTGTAGACAAATCTGTAGCTCGATCGAAATTATCTTGTACAGTTGAATTTCCTTGTGTTACAAATTTAATTTGACTGTAAACATTATTATTGTTAGATCCGCCGTCATTGCCTACATTAACAAAGATATTTCCTCTTGATTGATTACCGTAACCATTTGTTATTAAAATACCTTGTCTGTCAATGTTGTCAAAATAACTAGTTGAAATTGTATTTCTTCTTGGTCCATAAACTTGTCCGGTTCCGCCGGTGGCGCCTGTTCCAAAATTTACTCCGTATTGACAATTCAAGAAAGTGTTATCAGAAAATATATTATTTAAAATATCATATTTTGACCATACACCGTAGGTAAATCCATCATAGGAAATTCTATTAAATTTATTTCTTTGACAAGTTACGATTGCACTTAAAGAATATAAACCAACACCTATACTATTGGTGCTTATACTGCTATCACCATAACCTCCTGTTAATTCAATATCTTCGAATACACTATCTCTTACTGCATTACACTTGATAGCAGTTACGGTAGGATCTCCTGTATTGATAGTAAATCCTTTTAGTAAACAATGTTTAGGTTGATTGATTAAAGTAAAGCTTGATGCTCCTGGAGTAGGATCTAAAACTGTTTCTCTTGTAGTAGAAGTTGAATCGTCATTTATAAATTCAAGTACCGCAGTACTTTGTCCTGTGAATTGAAATACAGTTTTTTGTATACCTGCTCCTACTATTCTACAATGACTAGGAATATAGATAGTACTGTTGAAATAGTAAGTACCTGGTCCAAATTCTAAAGTTACTCGACTATCAGTAGTATATTTTGTTTCTGAATTCAAGAACAAGTTATCGATAGCACGTTGTATACTTGTAGTTTGATCTTCAGTACTAGGATATATTCCATATGCTTCGGCGGACACTCTTTCATCTAATCTTTCTTGAAGTGATCTAATTACTGGAAAATTACTATCGCCGCTAGTATTGATACTAGGATCGTTAAATTTATAAACATATCTGTCTGCTATGTCTAATAAATTATCTGCTGTTGTAACGATTCGTGTGTTACCTACTTGCGGAGCACCTTCTGAAACTGACCCGTTACCTATGTACAATCTTTGTGTGTCAACGGCCCAGGCCATTTCTCCACCAGCCAATTGAGGAATCCCGTCTTGGTTTTCTTGTCCTCTGCGGATTTGTATTTTGCTTATTTGTACGACAGCCATGTAAATATCCTTGTTATTTGATATTTATCCAGCTAGTTTATAGTATTCGCTTACTCTGTCGCACCAACGATTTGTCCAGTAATCAAAATCAGCAGGATTTAGAATAAATTCTTGATATTGGGGTTCTCCCCATACTCCTGGGCTAGTTTCGGGCGGTCTTACACACATCATTATTACGCCTTTTCTTATATTTGTTCCGTGTACTTCATTGTGTGCA